GCTGAACCAGCAGGACCTGTGGCACCTGTAGCGCCTGTTGGTAATCCCAAACTTAGTACGCCAGTACCAGAGTTATAAGAGGATGTTGCACTGCCACCCGCACCCACAGTTGAAGTGGATGTAGTTAAAGATGTTATCTCTGCTGCTTTACTTGTAGCTGTTGTAGCTGAACTTGCTGCTGCCGTTGCACTTGTTGATGCTGCAGTTGCACTTGTAGCTGCTTCACTCGCTTTAGTTGTTGCTGTGCTGGCCTGAGTAGTTGCTGTTGATGCACTTGCTGCTGTTGATACTCTATCAGCTTCCGCCAATACAACGTCAGCCGCTGTAAGAACTACATCTGCATTAGTCGCAACCTTGTCGGCTGCTGTAGCAATCCTATCTAAAGCAGTTTGAACTTTGTCAGCCTCTGCTGATACTACGTCAGCTGCTGTGGCTACTCTGTCCAATCCTGTTTGTACTTTATCTGCTTCTGCAGACACTACGTCAGCTGCTGTAAGAACCACGTCAGCGTGAGTTAATACAACGTCTGCATGAGTTAGTACTACATCAGCGTTAGTTAAACCTAAGTCTGTTGCCGCATCATCCTCTGATGATTGGGCTGCTGTTGCTGATGCAGCCGCTGCCGTAACTGAACCGGTAATTGAAGATGCACTAGAGGCTGCTGCCGTGGCACTTCCTGAAGCGTTAGTCTCTGCGGTTTCAGCATTTGTCTCTGCTGTTTCTGCGTTTGTTTCTGCTGTCTCTGCTGCTGCCTGAGCTACTAGAGCTGCGGCTTGCGCTGCTTCTGCTGCTTCCTCTGCAGCAACTGCTGCTAAGACTGCATTGTCAATTATAACTGCCTCTCCAGAGTCGCCACTGTAAAATGAATTTCTAGCCATGGTATCTCCTAAATTCCGGGGTAAGGTACAGACGCAGAAAAGCTGCCACCCTTAAGTGCTGCGTTCTTTTCTTTCATATTTAGTGCGTCTATCTTTCTTATAAGTAGATCGTTATATTTTTGTTCAGTCTCGGCATCGCCAAGAAATATAGAAGCAACTGAAAGGGCTCCAAAGAGAACAATCTCATACTCACTAAGAATAAATTGGTCGTTTATTTCTTGTTTAACTGTGTCGCCTCCAGCAATACTGGTTGCAATAGCAATGAACGAAACACCTACATTTGTAGCAGCCCCTACAGGAACGCCTGCTGCTTCCCATTGTTGTTGTGTAGAACTACCCATAGTTTGTATAACATAGCTATTACCAACAACTAGCGTAGTAGTTGCTGAACCAGTTAATGTTCCTACCGCTTCGTCTGCCTTAAAGTATCTAAGTACATATGTACCTTCTGCATTCTGTTCGCCATTATCATCTGTAATGATTAAGCTGTTGCCAACTCTAATGTATGCGTTCTTTATCTTGTTGTTGCTAAAAGCTTTTTCGTCAACCCTGCTAAGAACAATACTGTCGTCCTTGCCTGTCTCAGACTTCTTTAACTCTATTGCTTCAATGAACCTAGAAGGTATAGCTAGACTCGAATTCGCAGCCAAGACGGTAAAGCTTTCATTGGCCTCAAGTGGTGGTATTCTTAATACCTCGTAGATCTTTGCCTCTCCCATCTCAATAAACTGATCAAGCTGGTTGTTGGATAAATCTGTTCTGTTTAGCCAATCCGCAACTGATGTGCGTAATGTAGCTTGATTAGTAATGATGGGCATCTATATCTCCTAGTGGTAATACATCAACGCAGGATAGTCCCGCTTAATAATTTGTTTGACCTTCTTAAGATCATCTTTGTTACAGTTACCATGAATATTAATTCCATGCTTTGTCATGATATCTAGTGAAACTGAATCTGGTATATTGCAGTAGGGTTTGAAACCTCTGTCTAATCTAGCGTGTCTACTTCTTTCTCTTTGATCTTTTGCCCAGTCTAAGTGTGAAGATACATCTTGAGTTACCTCAAGGCGGTCTCCCGTCTTCTTAACTTGCATATCAAAACTATGTTTATTATCCATTATTTGTTCTCCTTTTATATAAAGAAACCCCCTCCGAAGAGAGGGTTTTTAGTAACTCTATACTACGTCAATGAAGCGTTAGTAATAAGACCGTTACCAGTTGGACTCTTAGCTTCAAGCGTATGCTCGCAAACCATGAATGAGCGCAACGCGTCACCAGCTTCGTTGATATCACGGAAGTGAATCGGACGAAGTGTAGATAATGACAACAGTGAAGGATCATAAATAAAGACAGATGAATCACCCATCAAGTAGTTATGAACAACTTCAACGTCACCAAAGTCAGACTCGTATAAGTCTACTGACTGCTTTAACTTACCTTTCTCGTCAATGTTACGACGTACGTTAGTACCTGTACCAGCATTAACAAGGTTAGAGAAGTTTACTTTTTGAGCAGTTGACATCATTACCTTAGATGGAGCCGCAGAAGTTTCGCCGTTAATTGAACGTAGAACTTCGTTGATATCATCTAGAGTAAATGTTGCAGCAGAACCTGTACCGTTCCATACTGAAGCACCTGTACCGGCAGTTGAGTTAGCATCAAGAGTACCGCCAGCTGCAACAGCTGAGCCAACCCATGATTCATAACCACCCATAAGGCGAGCGCCAGCTTGGATGTTACCTGTAGCAGAAGCAGATGCAGTTGATACTTGCTTAGACACTAATGTCGCTTCAATATCACGCATAATTTCCTTACCACGCTTTTCAGACTGGTACTTAAACTCAGACTTACGACCAGCTTTGTCAACAGTTTCCAGAGTACCAGAGATAGTAATACCTTTAGTAAAGATCTGTGTACGGTTGCCAAGGCGAGTAACAACTGGAGAAGTGCTCAACGCAAAGTCTGAACCTTCAGCAGCAGCTTGTAAGCCAGCGTCTTGTAGAGTGTCAGTTGACCATTCATGCAAAGTTTGTGACGCTTTGCTCTTGCCGATTGACGAGATGAACGGTGTCATGTCACGAGAGATGTTTGAAATATAGTTAGCCAGATCCTCTCTCAAAGAATTCTGATTACTAGTTGTAAAGTTTGTAGCCATTTTTATTTACCTGTATTAAGGGTTAACGGTCTCCAAACAGACTATCAATAGCATTGTCAAAGAGAACTTTATCGTCCCGTTCACTTCCCCTGCCTTTAGAGATCTTCCGCCTAGATTCCTCAACCCTATTGGATTTTTTAGTTGCTGTAGAACTCGACTTCTTCGTTGGAACTCTTTTAACGGGAGCCTTTTTTCGTTTGGCTGTCCCCTTAATAGAGCTTTCTGCTAATCTTCTGAATCCATCAATAGCTCTCACCATCATTGGATCTGTCATGGTATCCACCATCCGCTCGTCTAAACCAATATTAATGGCAAACTGACGATTGGCTTGAGCAACATCAGGAGACCAATCAGGAATCAGTTCAGGAACTACTTCATTGAAGTGCTCCACCTGTTTCGAGAAATGCTCTTGTTGTTGCTGTCCCATTTGTTGGGACATACCGTGCATTAGATTATCTCTGCTTGCCTTTCTTGATCCGTACTCCTCTTTGGCTTTGTTAAGTTGATTGTTCAACTTTCCTGCCTCAAAGTCATCGTCTGCATAGGCTTTGTCAACTTTACTTTGAAGCGCTTTAAGAACTCTTATATCCTTAGCATCTTCTTGATTAATTAGTTGAGCGTTAACTTGTGCATAGATCTCAGCCTGCTGACTTGCAGCTTCCAACGCTTTAGCGTGTTCTGCCAGTTCATCCCCTTTTTTCGACTGACTCTGTTTTGTTTGATAATTAGCAACAAGCTCTTCCATAGAGACTTCACCCATCTCACCGTCAATCTTAACCGGCACCATGAATTCCATATCTACTTCTGCTGCTTCATCCGACTCTTCTGTTTCTTCTTCTTGGGTAGCGTCCTCAGACTCATCCTCATCTTCCACTTCTTCGTCGTTATTATCTCCCTCTACTTCATCAACTGTATCAGCGTCCTCGTCAACAATGGGATTATCGTCTTCAAGTCTTTCTGTCGTTTCGTCAAGTTCTTGGGTAGCTGTATCAGGTTCAAGACCTAATACTTCATCCGCCAACGAGTCAAAATCGAAATCAGCAACTGACGACTCATCCGTACGGGTAGCTTCGTTATTTGTTTCTGACATTTTATCTCCTATAAAATAAGAGAGTTTATCACAACTCTCTGTCATCAATCATTCATCAAAGGTTTGTAATAAAACCTCTATTTATTTTTCTTACAGTTCTTCCCGTGCCATCTGTTGTACACAGGTTGCTTTGTTACTTCTCCACAAACCTCACACTCAATCATCTTATCGTTACCTGTTGGGGTAATCATATTCTCTAGGTTTGCCTTTGTCGCTAACAGGGTGTTAACATCTGAAGCATAAACGTTCATGTTCCTTCCAATTGAAAGAGCCTTTACATTTGCTGCTAACTGTGTCTCCACTCTAGATAGAGCTTGTTCTAACATTGCCTTGTCATACATTCATCATTCTCCTTTGGCGTTTTTCTGTTGTAGTACTTTATTGTCTTTTGCCGTAATAGCTCTTTCTATATTACTAATTACAGCGCCTTGGCTAATAGCAACTTTATAAATAAACTCTCGTGTTTCTACTTCATAGTGCTTGGTATCAAGCCACTGCTTAAATAGATCATTAAGTATATCTTCTGTTACCATAACCATAGTATCTTTTAACTCAGTGCACTGGTACCCTTTATTAAGGGTACGTTGGGCATCATCATATACAGATACTTTTTTTGGTTTCCCATCCGAACCACGTTTATGGTCCGGATGTCTTTTGTAATCTGTCATCAATCATCTCACATTTAATTACATCATTGGAGGTTGTTCTGGCCCCTGCTGTTGTTGCATCTGTTGTTGCATCTGCATCTGCTGCTGAGCTTGTTGCTCCTCCACCTTTTCCTGCTCCTCTGTGTCTTGATATAAAGACATAAAGTCCACAGGCTCTTTCTGAGGAGGCACTGCCCCCTCTGTTCCTTCTGCCTTAACCTTAAGTTCTGCCCACTCTCTATTAGAATCATCAGCAGCCTGAAGTAGTTGACGTTTGTTGTCAATCTTCTTGTTGTCAGCTTCTGCTTTGATAAGACTAATGTTTGCGGATTTAGTTCCAAGATCAAGATCGATATTCTCTTGCTCTGCTTGCTCACGTATCTGTTGCTTCTGCTGTTGCATCTGCTGAGATTGCTGTTGTGCCTGTTGAAATTCTTGAGAACTAGGATCGTTAAGGAACCTTGTAGGATCCATGCCCATATTCTTAAGAATGTCCAAAGCCAAGTTGTAAGAGGCCATTGGATTAACATAAGCTTCTGATGTTGGGCTTTGAGCCATTTGAGGAAGTAGCTGAGATATTTGCAATAACTTCTGACCCAGTGACTGGTTTGAGTTATCGCCAATATTTGCGTCAACATCTAGATCCATATTAGAAGGAAGCATCTGTAGCTCTTGAGGAGATACTGAGGCATAACCTTCTGTGCTCTTATATCTAGCAGGATTTTTAATGTTTCTCTTCATCTCTCTTAGCACACCACGACACAGATCTTTAATACCTGTCTCAACGAAACGTCGAGCGATATGTTCGATACGTATCTGTGCTGCATTCTGAGCGCCAGACATCTTAGCTTCTGAGTTTCCTGATACATATAATGTATCATTAAGACCCATAGCTGTCTTAGTAAGACCAGTAGACTGCTCTTTCTGTAGACCTAAGAACTCAAGCATACCTGCAGTACCAGAACTAATTGGCTCTGGTTGGATCTGTTGAACAGCTCCTGCCGGACTACCATTAGTTGGAATGATCTGCTTAGGCACTGGGTTCTGTAGCGCTTGAAAGTCGACCACATTAGGATCGGCTAACGTTCTGCCATAGTTGCCAAAGTACACGTTCTCTACAAATCCACGAAGGATTGCTGTAGTAGCTTGTGTCTGAGGGCGAGCCATATCAAGAAGTGAAAGACCGTAGAACTCGTGTGGAATCTCGATTGGATTAAGCACACCTACTGGAATGTAAGATACATCGTCCTCTTCAAGAATCGTTGAGCCTGCTTTGATAACATGCTTAAGCTCAGCAATGCCATCTCTATCTCTATCTGTTCTCAGCCAACATTCAACTACTGTTATGCTGATATTCGCCTCGTCTTCCTCGCTGTCATCTTTTGCCAGCCAGTTATCAATACCTGCGGCATCCCTACGAGCAAATGCTTCGTTAGACCAATTAGAGCTTTTTAGACTAGACTCCTCACCGATATCACTAAGGTCGCCTTTAAAGTCGGGCCATGCTTTTCGGATATCTGAACGACTCATCTCTGTGATAATACCAACGAACGTAGCATCACTAATGCTGGTTGCGTGTCTGTCTATCAGAAAAGACTCTGGTGGTATGTTGCGTAGCTTAACGCCAGACTTGTCCACCTTCCTACGAAGTCTTACATCGTTATATATAACTGATGTAGTTCCGTCAGGATTCACAGAAAGATCCACCTGAAGGTTTAAATCTCCAATGATCTCTAGCTCTGGATCTGCAAGTAACTGGTCAAGGACTTGTTCTTGTACTTCTTCGTACTCTTCTACAAGATAGTCATAGTCCTCTTCCCAACCCCACGTGATGGCACTGTTACCGAAAACAACTGCTGATTTAACCCAAGTGGACAGCTTCGACCAACCGTCTGGGTTAGAGTTGAACAAACAATAATTGACTACATCCGATGCAACTTGGGAGGCTTTTATAGCAGCCATTTCGTTGCTGTATGGGACGAACAATGCTAGTTTATTGTTGTCTAATAGTAACTTGGTTAACAGTGCCGTATATCCTTCAGCTATCTCAGCTGAATCAGATGATACGATTTTAGATACACCCTGTGGTGCTAAATCACCTTGGGGTTCTAAACTCATTTCGTAGATCGCATTCTCTCTACGCTTGCTCATGTCCGATGATCCAGTATAGCCACCTGCAGAATTCCGCATATGGCGGTCTATAGATTGGACTAACATGTCATCAGAGATCTTTTCAATTTTATCTTTCATTCTCGCTCTCTCTATTTAGGTAATAACCAATGGCATCTCTCTGCCTTTCTCTTCTTGATCCAGCTTGTGGCATGAAGTCATATATGCCTGCGGCTGGGTTAAGTGTTCTTGCAATATATCTAGCCCACCTTTCAGAAGGGCTGTTCATATACTGTCTGTGGGATATCTTTTGACGCCCATGCTCTGTAAAGCTAGGGGTATTGTCATAGGTTTTTATAGTGTTTTCATATGCTGGGTCTGACAATGATATTGCAGTTGCTTCAGCCAACTCCCTGAACTTTGCAGGATCTGAACCGAACCTTGCTATATTGCCGGGGTTGTTCATAAACCTTTCGGTTAGGGCTTTTCTCTTAGCATTAGACTTTTCAAAGTGTGCTATTCTCCCTATAGCTTCAGGATTTGAACCGTAACCAAAGGCAGTGCTAGGTTGTGGCCTAGTTCTTGCCCACCTATCCCAAGAGTCTCTCATTGCATTAAACTCATAGTTTGCATGAAGGGTGTCCGTACCAGCAGCCCATGGAGTCTCTCCACCAAAGTATCCGTATCCAGTTATACTGCTATCCAAGCCTTGTTGATACAACTCAGGGCTTGTAAGCCACTTGTCTACGGGTTTCCTATAGAAGTCAAACTCATCAAGCTTAGTGTTATACTTTTCAACTTCAGCCTCACTGCGTGAAAACTCATCGTAATCCATAATCCCGCTCGCATCTGGCTGTGGTATAACAACCTTCTTCTTCTCAATAGGAGGACCACCAAACAAGTTATCATATAGATGACCAGTTTCATGACCTATTGTTGTATCATAGTGCCTGCTATTTCCAACATCTACACCAACAAGGTTGGTGTCTTGGCCTATCTCTTTTAAATGCTTCTGACTGTAAACACCTTGATACTCAAGGTCAGGCCAAAAACTTTCATTAAACGAGTCACTATCTCCAAAGATTGTGGGCTGGTTTAAGAATAAGTTTTCAGCAGGAACCCCTAAAGTCTTAGACAAGTTAGCTATATACTCCTGAAGCTTGGCGGGGTTTTCTGACACCACTCCAATGTTGTCTCCTACCGAGGACGTAAGCCACGGTAGGCTGTCTGCAACTGTTGCCATACTATCTCCTTATAACCATTTGGTATCTTCTTGTAGGTAAGTTGGGTTTATCTCACCCCAGCTAAACGCTCTGTTTGTTAAAGCGTGACCGTGTGTTCTATAGGCCTCGCAAGTTATTGCTAATGACATTACCATATCGTCGTGATGTCCTACCGATGCTTCCGCCTTACCACCTTCAGTAATAATAAAGGTACGGAGTTCATTAAGGATACTTTGGCATGGGATCATAATATCCTCGTCCTCAATCATACGTCTAAGATTAGAGATGATTGGAGGTCTAGTAGATACTGTGGTCTTAAAGCCTAAGTGATTGATATTGTCACTCACCGTATTAGCTGTCTTTCTTTGTTGATAGATGTTTGGATAGTTCATTCCGAATAGCTGCTGAACTGTCGCTAAACCTACCGAGTTACTTTCAGGGATTATAAGAGAGTTGTTATACCACCGACCAAGATAAAATAACATCTTACCAAATCGTACTGGGTCTATTACATTACTTCTATAGACGGCACATACCTCTCTCTCCGCACTTAATACCGTAGCTACCGAGTAGTCACCGCGTACACCAAGTGCAACGTCAGCTCCGATAATATATTTTTGATCTCTATCTGGCGCTTCCCAAACTTTTAACGACCCTTCCTCCGACTCATCAAACGAACTGAACACGTCGTTAAAGTCTCGAATAGACTCAGGAGATCTCGGTAAATACTTATCGAGAGTTTCCTTACTAAAGACGGACGATCCTGATTGTATGAAGGACTCCTCTGCCGTAAAGGGGTACTCTTGTTTAAAAGTTGAACTTGAAGTTTCAGATATTTTGATCCGTCTCCAATATAACTGTGCTTCATCTAAGTCGTATTCCTCTTTAAGTTTTTTTTCTTCAAGGGCTAACTCCAGACCTACAGGAGACTCTAGTCGATACTCATCCTGTAGGAACCAAGGAACGAACAGAGGTCTGAAGATACCTTCACCTTTCTCTGCTTTATTCCAAAGGTCGTAGTAGACACCTTGAGCACCATTCGAGGTGCTATTAATAATAATTATGCTACCCGGGAGTAGCGCGATTGATTGGAACATACCCGCTAAGATACGTTCACCGTTCTGCCAGAACGCAGCCTCATCAGCCAGAAGGCAAGTATTAGTTGTACCTCGTCCGGGATTCTCCGCACCAGCAGTCCACACACGATACTTACTGCCGTTCTTACTGAATGACATTTCACGTACGTTAGACTTATCTAGTACTGGCTGGAGTTCTTTAGGAAGTTCCGCCCAGAATGTCTGAGACATACTGAAGATACTTTCTGTGGTTGGCTTGTCTAGCGAGATGACTACTGATCTAGTATTCCCATAGAAAAGGGACCTATGAAATATGTAGGCAGATGCTATCGTAGAGAAACCGGCTTGTCTATATTTCGATATAATCGAACGAACATAGCCAGTCTCTTCCATTTGTTTCTCAAAGTCATCAACAACAAGTGTCTGAGCACTATTGAGCTTTAACGATATTAATCCTAATGAAGCGTCTTTCGGATAAATCTTGAGGCAGTCCTCAATGAATTCTTTTGGGTTCTCTTTCCAGAACTCCCACTTCTTCCGCTTTTCAAGTTCAACTAACAGCTTAGCGGCTTCTTTGGTATTTCCCATAAGGGCTCCGTTTAATTAGTACGGGGTGAATTGATTGTCAGGCGCATACGGTCTTCCTTGCCATCTAGGGTCAGGGAATTGATTGTTAGGCGCATATGGGCTTCCTTTCCATCTAGGGTCAGGAGTGAATTCTGGGGCTGGACCCGGTAGTGGTATCATTGGTGACACATCCCAAGGGTTTGGGTGATGGTAAGGTAATGGTCTCATTGGGTTGGGGTTAAATTGGCCCTGCATTTGACTGACTGGTGTTGTAATCTGTGACATTGCTTCTGTTGGGTGTCCCCATACGTTACGTGTAATTCCTATTGGCATATCTATCTCCTAGTGTTTGTGACTATCAGCTTCTTCTTTAGTAAGCTCTAGTAGTCTGTTCATCAACTCACTCTCTGACATATCCTCAGCTTTCTCTTCAGTAGCTGTCTTGGCGTCTTGAGTAGGTTCAATGTATTTGTTAGCTTCAGTGATGGCCTTAATAGCCATTGCATCACCTGCAGCCGTTTGTTGTGCAAATTGTCTTTGTGCGATCTGTGCAAGCATCTCACCGGGAGATAACCCTGCGACTTCTTCAAAAGCCTCTTTAGTCAATCTGATTTTATTTTTGGAACCAAGTGGGCGTCCTTTAGGAT